TCCACAAACCCAAATGGGGTCATTTCTTCTTCCAAATTTTTCATTTGGTCTTCGTATAGGTCACGGCGAATGTCGCTGCCTGTGATGTCTTTGAAATACGCTTGGGTTGTAAGCCACCCAAACAGCACAAGTGTCATCACCAAATCGTCGTTGTGGTTGTCCTCGGCTTCGTAAGAGTCACCGCTAGCCACAAACGAACACAACTCGTCCACAACCCCAAAGTCTTCAACTATGAGTTTGGTGTCTTCAATCAAATTTTTAAGAATGGCACACCCGATACGCTTTACGGCGGTGGAAGTCTTTACGCCTTTCATGGCTGAACCACCACGACCAAAGCCGCCGTTTACCACCTGTCCTTTGCGTCCCTGCATTTGGACATAGATGATGTTGTCGTATTCCATGTCGTCGTGCAGAATATCGGCTACCTGTTGTCCAATATCATTGATTTCCACCAACACGAATGCGTTGTTGTATTGGCGAGCCACAGGGTAGATGGCATTGGGATACAACATGGGAGCCAACTGGTTGTTGCGGAATGTGGCTACCAGCCTGTACGGCATTTGTGTAACATCCACAACCGTGAACGCATGGTAGTCCTGCCCCACACCACGAGAGGTGTCTACCACAATCACATACTTGTGTTCAGTCTGTGGCTTGGCGTATACCCGCAGCCCCTCACTATTGAAATATTCAGGGGTGCGGTATACAAGACACTTTAGTTTTTCAGGGTGAATCAGGGTGTGAACCGACCCCAAAAACTCGGTTTCAAACTCGGTGCGGAACTGCTCTTCAGAAGTGTTAGAGATGGTTTGCCGTTTCCACTCGTCGTCTCGGCCAGGAACATCGCTCCAATGCACCTCAATCGGGAAGTATTCGTTCTTGCCTTCTTCGCCTGCCTGTTTGTTGGCATTGACCCACAGGCGATAGAACATGTTCAAGCCCTTTGGGGTTGACACAATGATTACTTTGGTTTCTTTACCGCTGGTGATGGTGGGATACACAGACGAGAAGAACTCTTCAGCCACATTCTGCGGCACATACGCAAACTCGTCCAACATGATGCAGTTATACGAACCACCACGAACGGCAGATGACGAGGTAGCGGCTGCAAGCACTTTAGAGCCGTTTTCAAGCACAATTGAGCCTTTGTTCCACTCCACCACTCCCTGCTGCAACCATGTGGGCAGATACTCGTAGGCTAGTTTCAAGCGACCAAGCAGTTCACGGGCAGTAGCCAGTTTGTTAGCGAGGATGGCTACACTCATGTTCTGATTGAACAGGATGTAGTGCAGCAAGAACGAAATCATGGTTGTAGACTTACCGCTCTGACGAGGCATCTTGCAAATCACGAAACGATTCTTATGAACCGCTTCAATCATGTCTTCTTGGAACTCATACGGTTCAAACGGAACCAAACCCTTGTCCAACGAAACAATTTTCACATAGTGCTTGATGAAATACAGCGGGTCTTGAGAACACTTCACATACTCCTCAATCTGCTTGGGAGTAAAGTTGATGTTGACTCCAGCCGCCTTCAGGTTGGAGTTACCGAGATACTTTTGGCTCTTATTCACAGAAAGAAACCTTTCCCAAAATCTGTCCGTTCAATTTAAGAGTGAAATCTCCACCAATAACAAAAAGAGCGTTTCGTTTTTCTTCGTCGCTGTATGTTAAAATAGTTTTATACATTGACTCTACTTGTTCTATTTCTTCTTTGGTTGCCTTTTCTGTACAGTCACATGCCGATGGATCGTATATTTTTTTTGCTTTTATGTACCATCCGCATATCGCACTTGGCTTACTGAATATGCCATCATTGATATTTTCTGTAGAAAACAAATGTTTAACCAACTCTAAAGGACTTTCAAAAATATACTCATACATTTTATAATCTCCTAATCATCCACCTACAAAGTAAAAAAAGAAAACAGGAACCACCATAAACAATTGGTAACAAATACAAGCAACCAAACATAAAACAAAAAATGGCAGAATACCACACACCAAGACAAAACGGACACGAAAACAATCTAATGAAAAATGAAGGATATTTGGCATTAACAAAATCGGTGTACTTTAGAGTGATATCATGTTGTCTAAAGGATTCATATTCTTTTATGTGAGTTATCTTTTCCATAAAAGTAAACAACCTTAAATATTCATATACAGCGGTTGTTCCAAAAGACACCCACAAAATAAACGCAACCCAACACATTGCTAAAATTATTTGCATTTCAATCCTATCAAGAAAATTTGTCATTTGTCTTCTTGCATATCAATAAACGCTTTGGTACTGGATCGTGCAGAATTTATGATATCCTGTAGTTCACGAGTTGATCCCACATAGATGGCATTGTTTGTGGTGTGGTTGTTAGTGGTGTTGTTTTCGGTCTTACGAATACTCTTCACCTTGTCGTGCAAGTCTAACAGGTCACGATTGGTTTCTGAAAGGGTCTTTATCATTTGGGCTACCACCTCATATGCACGGGGGGAGTCGCCTTCTTGGGCTACAGCAATCACTCCGTCTAGTGCGTTTTTGCCTGCTTCTACCAATTCACGCAGATTTTTGCGAGCAGTCTCGTAGTCATGTGTCAGGTCTTTTGCCAGTCCCTCTTCTGACAAGGGCGGCATCTCTACCTTGACCATAGGCATAGGTGCAGAAGGCACAATAGCCACGCTGTCTGCTGTGCTTCCTACTCCAAGAACACTTTCAATATGAGAAAACCCGTCACTCATAAAATCTCCAATCAACTAGGATACGGTGGGGCAGTTATGCCCATGTCTCCAAACCATTCAACTGTAACACCTTGAGCAAGTGTGCTGCCGTTTTGATACTCGTAAATCTTGGTATACGGAGTATAGTTATACTTGCTGGAACTGGCTCCGCTTGGTCCTGTGATTCCCGTGAACACCTTGCTGCTGATGCCTGTGACACCTGCAAGAGTATTGCCTGCGGTGAAACTTGGGAAATAGTTGAAATCGTAAATCTTTGCGTCCACCTTCTTGATGTCGCTGTAAGACTTGACAGCACCAAAGATGTATGACTTCATAGTAAAATTAAGAGTGAAGATGATGCTACGGCGGGTCTGGAAGTCACCCTCGTAATCTTCTTCCGATGAAACAGAGTTCAAATACAAAGGCACATCCACCTTTTTATTTACTTCATCAAAGTTTATGGTTGTGATAAACTCTGGAGAGAAATACGGAAGAATCTGCTCCACGATCTGCAATCCGTCGTCCATGTTTCTGGTGTAGATATACAGACCAAAATCAATATTGTAAGGAACCTCTGCGTAGGTGTATTTCATCGCAGCAGTCTGTGTGTCCCGCACAATATTCTTTTGCAGGCTGTTACGCTTACGGGCAGGATCGTATGCAAATCCTGTTATCTCAAATGCCATGCGTGGAAGAGTGATCTGCATGGGGTTTTGCAGATACGGGTCGCCTGCAAGACGCACCTTGTATTTTTCTTTGGGAGCATACGCAATAGGAACCTCAATGTATTTGGTTCCGCTGCTCTCTTCGCGTGATATCTTGATTTGGTTGAAAATAGAACCAAATGCCACCACCATTCGCCTGATTGTGCCGTTGTAGAATTGAGAGAACATCAGTATAGCCCTTCAGAGAACGGGTCTTTCTCTGTGAAGTCAAAGATGTTGTCACGATTGGCTTCCAAGTCCAGTGCTTCGTTGTCTTGAATATCCGAGTTGGTGACTCGTGTATCGGTGTCTTCAATAGCGGTAATAGTGTATGCAACTGTGCTAGTAACACCACGCACAACATCACCCACTTCAAATTTACCGCTGCTAACATTTACAGTCAAGTAGAACGGTGCATTTCCAGTCGGATCAAACTTGGCATCAACTCTACCAATTGCGTGTTTGTTGGTGGCAGTTCCAGCGTAAACTTCTTCACCCACAACATAACTTCCGCTACCAGTAGCAATGTTGATGGTGAATTTCTTTTGATATGTGGCAACAGCCTTAACAATGTCGTCCATGTCGCTTTCGCCTGTGTCGATTTCTTCTTGTGTATACTTGAAGGCTTCACAATACAGTTTGAACGAGTATCGCTGCCCTAATGGATAGAATGGATTGTCGTGCTCTACATATTTGATTTCAAACATGTTGAACGGGTAGTCAAAATAGATGATATCGCCTTCACGGGGGCGACCCAAATCACGAATGGTTTTGTTGTGTCCCATGACTTCAAGAAAACGACGCTTTGATACTACAAAGGTACAGTTTTCACGAATATCCAAACCAAACCGAGTCATGTCGCTTTCGCCATCAAATCCCTCCGCATTTTCCATATACATTTCAATGCGGTTTGCGTCCTTGAACTTGGACACCTCTTCTCCGAAAATTTTGTCGTCTTTCACCGTTTCTCGCGGAATGTATACCATCTCGTGACCGTGAATTTTGATCGCTTCGGTCGTGAGTGATTCTAGTAGGTTTTGCTCGCCTACATTATTTCTGCGAAAATACGGGTTAACTGCCATGCTTTAGCCTGTGATGAAATCGGGTGGCAACTGGTACTTGGTTTGCACGCTCTCTTCTAGTTTTTCTATTTCTGCTTGTGCGTCTTCGTATATTTTTGAACCGTTGAATGTGACATTTCCAGGTAGAGGCATACCTTCATACTTGGACAGGTTTACACCCCATTGACGCTTGATTAGAGCAATGGTGTATTTCTTTAGAAAATTGTCGTTGTAGATTTCGGTTGCGCTTTCTGGATTGTTTGCGGTATACGCCTCAATCATTAGATATGTACCTGCTTGCATATCGCTCATGGTTGCGTCAATATACAACCGATTGTTTACTCTACTAAAACGAACCTGCTTTTCAGGATCAAGCAACTGCTCCAACATCTCAATGTATTGCATGGTGGACACATAGTAGTTCAGGTTGGTTTGACCTGTTCTCAATCCATAAAAATCGTTGAGTGCCAACTGGTAGCGGATATTAAAGATGTTGTGGGTTGAGATGTTGAATCCCATATGAAAAATTCTATTGATGGTCATTATGGACGGGTCAACAGGATTAGTGTCAATCCACTTACGAGATATGTCTTCGGCTGTTAGTTGATATTTGTAAAACATCCGCATACCACCGTCGTGGTGATACTTGGCAAAATACTGTAGGGCTTCGTCAATACGGTCTTCAATCTGTGAGTCTTCCACATTGACCTCAATCACAGGATGACCAAGTGCCCGCAGGCAGTATTCTTTTAGTTGTTGACGGGATTGTGGAAGGGCCATGCAGTCTCCTTTTCAAGTATTTAGGAGATACGCAGACTCGCTATTCTCCGTTTTCGGCCTTCAATCTTTGCACCAAAATGGCTAATTCGGGTTCTCGACTACACCATCTGTCACACCCCGCATCGTCTTTTCGAAGATATAGGGTATTATCACCGTCAGTTATGTAGTGGCGAACTCCCTTTTCGTAAACTCGGGTATGAAAACCAAAAGGAACGCTGTAGTCGCCACAGACTTTTAAAAAATCATCCCACGAGTATTCTCGACCATTGAGAACCACTTTGCTGTGACCATAATGTATAAGAGAGATGGACATGAGATATCAATCAACAAAATTCAAAATTTCTTGTTCAACACTAATATTCCAATAATTTTCTGGAGAACGAGAGGTCTTTGTCACGGTAGACAACGGACTAATGAAAAGAGACTCGTTTCCAGAAGCAGCAAGTTTGCTAACGATAGCAGCAGATGTTGTTCCTGTTAGCCTTTTCAGAGACAGCATTGACGATTGTGAGTCTATAGTGTTAGAAACAGAAGAGAAACCAGAATTTGCTCTGTTGAAATACAGCAAAACATCTTGGTATAGATTTGCTGCCGCAGCGGTAACAAAGTTGTAGTATATTCCATAAGAATCTGCTATGGAAACTGGCAAAGTACTACCAGCAACAACAATAGAATCGTAAACCGTTTTCAAATAATTTATATTACTCTCAATTGGTGTGTAAGTGAAAGATGTGGGGAAAGTGGAACCACTATACAGATTCTTGAAATCCCCACTGGCTCCGCTTGCTCCATACATGGTAAGCCCCAAGTAATATCTGAAAGTGTATTCGTTCAGGTCTTTTCGATATTGCTTGGCTGCTGTTAACCCGCTTGATATTTCAGTTACGGATGTGGGAATCCAACACGCACCGCTGTCGTATCCGAAAATGTATCCTGCGGATGCACCTGCGGCAGCGTGACCACCGCAAACACCGTTTAGTGAGGCTGTCCACATTCGTGAAGAAGTAACTCCAATACAACCATAGACATAAAGACTGCTTCCTTGGAATGCCACATTACTAGCCATCTTGTTTGTGGTGTCACATGGGAAATACGATGTCCCATCTGGGCCATCCATGCTCAAGTAGTAAACTGTATAATAGCCTGCATCTTGGTGTGTTGATGGAACTGTGGCAGTTGTTCCGTGTCGAAATCCGCGAAGAGCCTCAAGAGTATTTCCAACACTAACAACAAGATCGTCTACCCATCCCTTGAATGGATTTTTTCCACTTCCACCACAACCAATATACACAGAAGATCTGGTTCCCCGCAAAGAACCAGTTATACCTGGAGCACTGGTATCAACACGATTTCCATTCCAATAAGAACTAGCAGTTGCACTATTTCCTGCGTTTGTATATGCCACAGCAAAGTGATGCCACTGATTTAATGTTACTCCACTTGGAGAAACCATTATGGTGTATGGATATGTTGTGCTTGATGTGTTTGCTGCTGTGTGGAAACTAAACTTGAACATGGAGTTCATGTTGTCATACCACAATCTAAAAGAATCGCTAGTGCTTCCACTAACACCATCTTGTCCTCTAAACAAAAGAATCGGTTCATATGCTCCAGATGGAGTAGTCTCCATTAAAACCCATCCAGAAACTAAAAAGTAAGTAGAAGATGTGAATCCTGGAAGTGATATGCCTGCCGCAGCGGTGTTTGTATCTAAATAGGAACCTTTGAACTGTGCTGCACGAAGACCAACAAAACCGTTAGTTCCTGTGGCTCCTATGGTTCCAATTGTCGGATTATATTCTGTGGCAGTAGCACCGCTAAGAGTGAGATAGTTGATTACTTCTGGAGTTATGATGGACTGAAATACTAACTCGGTAGGAATAAATGTACCGTATCCTGTGCCTTCTATTTTTTGCTCGGCTATGGGAAGAATATTTCCTGACCTTGTAGTGATATTTTTTGCAGAAGTGTCTATTGTTTCGTTTCTAATCCAACTAACAGACTGTTCACCAACAGTTGAAACAACATCAGGAACAGTATTTATTTGTGTGAATGATGCTAGTTGGCTTGAATAATAATTACTGTTGTCGGTGAATGGAACACGAACGCTATCAACTGGAATAAATCCTGTCTCAATATTTCCGTATTGAGTGCTAACTGTAGTCAAAGAATCTATTGGAAACACATTATTCGAAGGATAAAGCGATGGATTAAAATTGCTTTTGTTATAGTTTGTTTCTAAAACTGTAACAGTTCCATCAGAATTTATTTGTACAAGACTTGTTGGCATCTGTATTATCCTTTAGTATGACCAAGAACGCATAGACGCGATCCTGTCTGTTCCAACCAAACCTATTCCGCTAGCATTTCCTGGTGGATATGGGCTTCCAGTCATCCACCAATAGGCTGGCGGATAACCAGTTCCTGGAAACAGAGCGACTAGTGGTGCTACTGACTGTGTAGCGTTTCCTCCTCCTCCCTGACAATACGATGCGTAATTCCACGAAGGAGTATAACCATCCAACAATATGGGAATTTTATAGTGTGAACCACAGGTCAATCCTACTTTGGTGTGCAGCCACCATTGGTATTGAGGAACACCAGCAGGGCAATTCATCGGGAAATTGTTAGCACCCGCAGCAAACTTCTTTCTGCTTGACAGACGACCACCAGTTCCTCCTGTTGCTACAGCAGTATCTTTCAAAGCCATGTGAGCAAAACTATAAGAATCGTCTGGAGGAGTGACTGCATAATTATCAAACTTTGGAGGAACACTTCTACCAACAGGAGACAAGAATCCGCCTCCACTAATAGAAATAATTGGAGCAACAATATTAGTAGTGAATGCACCAGTAGCAGTGCTGCTGCCTTCATCAATTCCAGACTGATATCCGTCAAATGCACTCACTCTGTGTCCCCATCCGTTTGTTATTTGATACGGATTTCCAGCAAACTCGCTTATTCCAAGACCTTCTGAACGAACCAATACACTCCATCCGACGCATTCTTGAGAACGAGTATTGCTTGTAACTCCAACTAGAGGATAACCAATACCTCCCCAATAACCGAATCCATATGTGTGTCCACTTGGAACATTTAATAGTCTTCCTGTTCCTGTTGATGTTGAAGCAAACAACTCAAAAGCACCAAGTCTTGTTAGGGGCCATGTTATGGCAGCAAGATTTCCAAGATGATAAACTCTGGAACCCATTCTACTTGTTATCACATCGGCTCTTCCAGAAAGTATCCATCCAGGATGAATGTGCTTACACAATACATTTCCTAGAGTGGCTGTAGAATTTCCGTCTAGTCTAATTGCATTGTGAGCACTTTCTTGAGTGCAGATATACGAAGAAAATACTCCAGATGCTTGTCTGACTCGTAGAGACGAGCCTTCGTATAGAGCAACTCCGTCTACTCCTCCTTTGGTCCACAAGCCTTTGGTTATGTACAAAGAACTGCCGCTACCAATTGCAACAGCATCACCTTGACAACCACCGTACATGTAAACTCCACCGTCTCGGATATTTGCATCTGTCGCTACTCCGTTTGCAGCAAATCCTCCAGGTGTTATATGTGACCAAGAGTGCAATGCAGCAGTAAATCCTCTACTTGCGCTAACACCACGAACAAACGAACCGTTTTGACTTCGTAGATTTATAGAACCGCTGTCAAAACACAATCCACTAACATACGAAGTTCCAGGCTCATCTGAATACGCACGAATTTCGCATGTCCATCCATCAAAAAGGTGTTGAGCCAAGTCAACCCATCTGCCGTAAAATCTATGGGTTCTTAAGGATGACCCATATTTTCCGTTTAAAAGATATCCATACAAATTGACTCTTTGCGTGTAAAGAGGTTGACCTGTTGTGTACCCTGTTACTGTTGAACCTGTCCATCCACTGCCAAATGTAGAATCAGTTTGGAAAGTCACACCTGTATCGGCTACACCATATATTCTACCAATATAATCTAAATTATCTCCAGCGGCAGCACCAACTATTCCAAGTCTAACATCTCTGAATGTGTTATACGACCACGCTTCAGGATTGTAGAATCCAGCAGTTGTTCCTAGAGTAGAACCTGCCCAAACAGGAATGTTTAGTGTCATTCTAAAACAAGGGAGTCCTGATATTTGATTTGCCCATGCTGTTGATAAATTTATCTTTCCGTTAGGATAAGCAATAAATCCACCTTGTAATGCTTGAATCCACACAGAAGCATCGGTCAGATAAACTGTTCCAGGATTGCTACCCAACACACTGTTGAACTCGCTGCTTTCTCCAACATAAACACCAACTCTCACTAGATGAGACATCAATACAGGAGCATTGTCTAGTGGAGCATTTGCTGAATCTGCACTAAATCTGTTGGTTCCTGCTGTGTGTTGATTTGAAACGGTTGTTGTTATGCTTTCTGCACCCAATGATGTGTAAGCACTAACAGTAGAAAGTTTGTTTAAACGAACCGCCGCGTTATATCCGCAGATTCCTAAATGACGAATTCCGACATGTGCTCCGTCATCAACCAACAAGCAGTCTGGAGCAGGAGTCTTGATGTCAGGAGTTGCTTCTTTAAGGCTATACGATAGTGACTGTGAACCAGAAGAAATTCCATCAACCGCAGCGGTGGTAAAGAACAGATTCCGTATTGCTTTAATTTTTCCACCACGAACAACTAGTGGTGTTTTATTTGCAGCAGAAACTATGGTGCTACGAATGACCACTGGATAGTTTGTGACAGTAAAAATCTCATCTGAAATATGAGTCACACCAGCAGGTCTTGCAGGATAGTTTATGTTTCGTTCAGCAGTCAATCCGTAGTAGCCGTTTGGTTCAGACAATTGCGACTCGGGCCAACTGTTAGCATTTCCAGCCCAAGGGCCGTCGTTGCTTAATCCTGGGCCTATTTTTCCAAGATGTCCAGTAGTCGGAGTGTCTTCATAAAAACCACCAACTCTGCTGTCGAGATTTTGATTTTTGAATGCTAACCCAAGTGCGTCAACCGATCCTGTTGCACCATAAATTTTTGCTAGACCAACGATTCCGTCGCTGTCTTCGTATGGATAACCGTGAGAGAAAAAGTGATTTCCCCAGTTTCCCCAAGAGGTAATGTTTCCAGAACCTCCTCTGTAGTTTTCTCCGCGAACATCGTAACGAACATCACGGAAAGCAGTTACACCACTTACTTGTGATGGATCGTCATACCACTCTGCACTACCAAGACTCACATTAGAGATAGCAACATAACCACCTTGGTCTTCACCTGTGAATCCGTGGGCGGTTCTCCCACTCAAGTTCCACAGATACACATCACCCGTGTGTCCCCAATGGCTGAATTTAGCCAAATCCCATGTGTAGTTGGCTACTCGCCACAGATACTTCTGCTTGACCGCATCAGGATCGCCCTGAATAATAATGTTGCCGCCCTGTGGGTGATACAGATTATCGGGGAAGAAGTTGTCGTGGGTGGTTCCACCGTTCAGGTCGTAGATGCCTTTTTGAAACTGGATATACAGAGTGGCATCGCCAGTGATTACATTCTCTTGTGCAACTTCCCACGCTTTCTTCAGGGTGGCAAAGGGCTTGCCTATTGTGCCGTCACCTGTGGTGTCGTTTCCGAGGGTTTGACCTGTCCACGAACCTGCCGAGCCTGTCTTGCCTGCCGATCCTGTCCA